ACCACGAAACTATCGCTTTGGGCTTCAGCTTGACTGAAGAAGCCATTGAAGATAACTTGTATGACTCTTTGTCTGCACGTTACACCAAAGGCTTGGCTCGCGCCATGGCATACACCAAGCAAGTAAAAGCTGCTGCGGTGTTGAACAACGGCTTCTCAGCTGCCTACACAGGTGGTGACGGCGTCGCTTTGTTCTCTAGCGCACACCCCTTGGTCTCCGGTGGTACTAACAGCAACATCCCATCTACCCCTGCCGATTTGAACGAGACTTCTCTTGAGAATGCCGTTATTCAGATCGCTGCTTGGACAGATGAGCGTGGCTTGCTGATTGCTGCTAAACCCAAGAAATTGGTCGTTCCTTCTGCTTTGCAGTTCACGGCAACTCGTTTGCTCGAGACTGAACTCCGCGTCGCTACTGCTGACAACGATATCAACGCATTGAAGAACAACGGTTCAATTCCTGAAGGTTACACAATTAACCACTTCTTGACTGACACCAATGCTTGGTTCTTGACTACAGACGTACCTAACGGTATGAAGCACTTTGTTCGTACACCCCTGCAAAACAGCATGGACGGTGATTTCGATACAGGCAACGTGCGTTACAAATCTCGTGAGCGTTACAGCTTCGGCTGGTCTGACCCTCTGGGCATGTACGGTTCCGCTGGAGCCTAATAAAAAGAGGGCTTCGGCCCTCTTTTTTTGTTGCATTTATTTTTAGTTGGTGTATAAATACGTTATTCCGGGGTTATCCGGTGTGCTAGACAGTCCCGGCTGACGACATACAGACTAGCGCACTCCACTTGTATGTAAGGAAAAATCATGGCATCGACCACCTTCTCCGGCCCAGTAACGTCCACAAATGGCTTTATTGGCGCTGTCACAGGCAACGTCACAGGTAACGTAACAGGCAACGTCACAGGTAACGTCACAGGTACAGTGACAGGCAACGTAGACGCAACCGCAGGTTACGTTCAGCTTACAACTGCTACAACTACTCAAATTGCTGACGCTACATCAACCGTAAACACTGTTGGCAAGGCCGCAGGTACGATTGTATTTAATACTACTTTGGGTACTTTAAAGATTGCTACCGGCGCTACAGCCACTAGCACTTGGGTAAACGCTGACGGTACAACTGCTGTTACGCCCGCCTAATCAACCCCGTGGGGTTTCGGCCCCTGTTAAATAAGGAGATTGATTATGACGATGCAATATGACGTAAAGTCAGCGCACACAAATACCAATGCAGTTTTGTATGCAGGGCGCACACGCCTAAAGGGCGTAGTTTTCACAGTGTCGGGCGGCAGTCCCGTTGACCATATTAAGTTTTATGATAACGCTTCAGCCGCAAGTGGCACTGTACGTTTGGAGTTAGATTCCGGTCATTCAGGGAGTCTTAATGTGACTATACCCGGTGAAGGGATCTTGTTTTCAAACGGTATATATTGCGATATTGGCGACGCAGAATCTGTAACGGTGTTCTATGGCTAAGAGTCCAGCATGGCAGAGGAAAGAAGGCAAGTCCGAGAAGGGCGGCTTGAACGCCAAAGGCCGAGCCTCTGCGAAAGCGCAAGGCATGAATTTGAAACGTCCCCAGCCAGAAGGCGGCTCCCGGCGAGACTCTTTCTGTGCGAGGATGGGCGGCATGAAAAAGAAGTTGACGAGTTCAAAGACAGCCAACGATCCGGATTCACGGATCAACAAGGCTCTTAGAGCATGGAACTGCTGATATGACTGAAGATGCTATTCAAACAGCCAGAGAGTTAGCCACGCACGCGTCTGACATCAAGCATTTGCAAGATGATATGGACAGAATGCTGGAGAACATGAAAGCTATGCAGGCTACACTGACAGCTATTGATAAAACTTTATCTGAGGCTAAAGGTGGCTGGAAGGTTTTAATGCTTGTTGGCGGAGCTAGTAGCGTTGTAGGCGCAGGTTTAGTTCAGCTTGTTAATTGGTACGCAGGGGGTAAGTAATGCCAAGCGTAAGCAAGAAACAACACAATTTCATGGCAGCTGTGGCCAATAATCCAGAGTTTGCTAAGAAAGCGGGAGTCCCACAGTCCGTGGGTAAAGAGTTTAACAATGCCGATAAAGGCAAAAAATTTTCTACAGGAGGCCACATGGCTACTACAAAAATGGGCAAGCCCACAATGAAACCCGGTATGAGCACTGCTAAGGATGGCATGAAGAAGCCTACTCCTATGGCTAATACTTCCATGATGGGCATGAAAAAAGGCGGCATGGCTAAAGGTGGCGGCATTGAGTCTAAGGGTAAAACCAAAGGCAAAATGATCACCATGAAAAGCGGCGGCAAAACTTGCTAATTTAGGAGTCTCAAATGAGTCCAGCAGAAAAACAAGCACGGGAAGAAATGGCTGACCGCAAGATGAATACGGCTACTGAAGCCGCGTATACAAAGTCTTTGCGTAATACCGAATATGCTCCCGAAAAGAAAGACCCGCGTGACGCAGTTCGTGGTCAGCGTGGTTACGCTAAAGGTGGTTCTGTTGGCTCGGCTTCTAAGCGTGCTGATGGCTGCTGTACCAAAGGCAAAACACGCGGAAAGATGGTGTAATCATGTTGGCATCCCGTGGTATGGGCGATATCCGCGCCTCTAAAATGCCCAAAGGCGTTAAAACAGCCCGACGGGATGACACTGATTTTACCCAGTACAAAAAGGGTGGTAAGGTAAATGCTGCTGGCAATTACACAAAACCCGGTCTCCGTAAGAAGATTGTGTCCCAAGTAAAGTCCGCAGCAACCCAAGGCACTGGCGCAGGTCAGTGGTCAGCACGTAAAGCTCAGCTAGTTGCCAAAAAGTACAAGGCGGCTGGCGGGGGTTACCGAGATTGAAAGCTCCTCAAAAATCATTGAAGGATTGGGGCGACCAAAAATGGAGAACCAAAAGTGGTAAAAAATCTTCTGACACTGGTGAAAGATACCTTCCAAGCGCTGCGATCAAAAGTCTCAGCCCTGCTGAGTACGCTGCGACAACGCGTGCAAAACGTGCGGGCAAAAAAGCCGGAAAACAATTCGTAGCCCAACCTAAAACAATTGCAAAGAAAACAGCAGGCTTTAGATAATGGCTTCTACCTCAGGACTTTCCACCTTTAACCTAGACTTCAACGATATTGTTGAGGAAGCGTATGAGCGGGCGGGTCTTGAGGTTCGTACTGGCTATGAGTTTCGTACCGCACGCCATTGTTGAGGAAGCGTATGAGCGGGCGGGTCTTGAGGTTCGTACTGGCTATGAGTTTCGTACCGCACGCCGGTCCTTCAACATGCTTACGATTGAATGGGCTAACCGTGGCATCAATTTATGGACTATTGAGCAAGGCCAATTCGTAATGAACACCGGGCAGGGCGTCTATGCTTTGCCTAGCACTACGATTGATCTGTTAGATCAAGTTATCCGCACACAGGCGACTACGCCTAACCAGATTGATATCAACATCAGCCGTATCTCTGAGTCAACGTACTCAACCCTGCCAAACAAACTGGCCCAGGGTCGCCCTATTCAGGTATGGATTAACCGGCAGTCTAATGAGAGTTATTTGTCTACGGCAACGGTGGCGGCAACAGTATTGTCAACAGATACAACTATTACTCTCAGTTCAACAGTGAGCCTACCAGCTACAGGATTTATCACAATTGGCACAGAAACAATCTACTACGCTAACGTCAGCGGTAATCAATTACTTAATTGTTATCGCGGTCAGTACAACGGCGTCACTAATACAACTGCCGCTGGTCATGCAATTGGCGCAGCCGTAACGGTCAATAACCTCACGTCTGTAAACGTGTGGCCTACGCCTAACTCTCCCGGCGATCAGTACGTGTTTGTCTACTGGCGCATGCGGCGCATGCAAGACGCAGGTAACGGCGTTAACGTGCAAGATATCCCATTTCGCTTGATTCCTTGCGTGGTGGCTGGTTTAGCCTATTACGTTGGTTCTAAGCGCCCTGACGTGCCTATGGAGCGTATTGTGATGCTCAAAGCTGCTTATGAAGAACAATGGATGTTAGCGTCGCAGGAAGACCGCGAGAAGGCTCCTGATCGCTATGTTCCAAGACAGTCGTTCTACAGGTGATGTATGCCAAGTAGATATTCCTCAGGCAAGTATGCAATTGCTCAGTGTGACCGCTGTGATGAGCGGTTTATGCTGAAAGACCTGAAGAAAGAAATTATTAAGACACGCCTGTTTAATTTAAAGGTGTGTCCTGAATGCTGGGATCCTGATCAGCCTCAGTTGCAGTTGGGTATGTACCCCGTGGATGATCCACAAGCTGTACGAGAGCCACGCCCTGATGTAAGCTATCAAGCTTCCGGTACTAGCGGTTTGCAGATATTATTGACTAACAGTACTGCACCAGATGGATTTGGATTTCCAAACCAAGGCAGTCGGGACATCCAGTGGGGATGGAATCCTGTAGGGGGTTCAAGAAGTTTTGACGATCCTTTAACACCAAATTACTTGGTGTTGAACATAGAAGTTGGTACAGTTACCATATCGACAACATAAGGAGCTTAATATGGACAAAGCAGATTTGAAACAAGACAAGAAGATGATGGCTGGAGCCGTGCACAAGCACGAGAAAAAGTTGCATCCAGGTCAGCCTATGACTAAGTTTGCCAAAGGCGGTAAGACTAATGCTCAGATGAAATCTCTGGGTCGTGGTCTGGCTAAAGTGGCTAACCAAAAGAAATCATCTTTCACCTATAAAAAAGGCGGTTGATATGGCTAAATTCAGTCAAAAACAAGGCGGTAAAGAAGTCGGCAATGCCGAAGTCTATGCTCCGCCACACACCATGGATGGTGGCAAAGTTGAGCTAGGTAATGGCTACAGCGGCGCTAAACCTACTCGCGCAGACAGAGTAAACATGTCAGTTGGTAACATCAATCGTGATGGCTATAACCCTGATGTAAAGACAACTGGTATCAAAA